AGCGTGACGTCGTCGGCGGGCATGGTCTCGGAGAACCCGATCCAGCAGTTCTCGTTGGGGATCAGCGTGGACATGGTGTGCCTTTCGTGGGCTCTCTTGGACTACGGATCTGATGGTAGATGCTCATGAGCCACGTTCTCGGGAAAGCTGCAGCGACACGTCATCACTGACGTCCCAGAAGGGCGGGTCCGTGGAGTCGTTGCGGGTGGTGGCCCCCAGCCGCGGGGTCCGCACCTGCTGCAGCACCCAGTCCACTCCCCGCAGGCTGAACGGCCCCTGCAGGGCCGTGATCGCCGCGCGTACCTGATCTCCCACGTCATCGGCCTGGCTCTCCAGCGCCCCCGTGGAGGTGAGCACGTAGCCGACCTCCCAGCTGTTGCGGCTGCGCCCAACCGGGTCGGACATGCCTGCCGGGGTGGTGGCCGTGCCGGTCTTGAGCGTCACGTAGGGCACGAACGTGCCTTCCCCGGGCTGTCCCTGGGTCCAGCCGCCCTCCGGCGGCGCCATACCCCGGCCCACCTGGATGCCCGCCGGCGCCAGCGTCATGACCAGGTGGCTGATCACCTTGGTGGTCAGCACCGAGCGCGCGATCGGGGCAGTGCTCACTTGGCCTTCCTGGTGATCTGAGCCCGGATGTCGGCGCCGACCCCGGGCATCTGCTGGTCGAGCACCGCGCCGATCATGCTGCGGTAGCGCACTGCCTGCGGCCCGGTCACTGTGATGCGCACGCCCTGGCCACGCTGGGCCACCCGGATGCCGACACTGTGCCCCGCGCGCGAGGCGGCGATGCGGACCTGACCAGCGGCCTGCTTGGCCGCGCGCAGCAGCGGGTCCAGGCTCACCCCGGTGCCGGCCGCGCGCACGTCGTCCAGCTTGGCGTTGGTGGCCCGCATGGCCTGGTCCGGGGTCACTTCGTGCCCCACTGCCGACTCGGCGCGATGCCCACGCAGGACAGGTCGATGCTCGCGCTGATCCGTCCGCCCACCGGCACGTCGACCACGCGGAAGTAGCGCCCGATCATGTCCTTGTCCTGGTTGGCGGTGACCAGCACGATGTCGTCGATGCGCGGGTTGATCGGCGCGCTCTGCGGGATCGAGATCGTGGCGCTGGAGTAGTACTGCGGCTCGTCGCCCAGGTTCATGGTGATCGGCCCGCTGGCCAGAGTGATCCCGGCCTTGGCCCCGACGCCGGGGAAGTCCGGGTCGTCGTAGATCGGGCTGGCAGTGCCGTTCTGGTACTCCCTGGAGGTCTCATCGAAGGTGGCCGTGCCCGGCCGGGTGATCACCACCAGGGAGTTCATGGCGCCCTCGGCAGCGGGCTGGGCCAGCTGCTGGGCGTAGGCCATCGAGCGCCGGGTAGCAGCCGCAGCCAGTGTGGAGATGCTCACGGCACCGCCCCAACCGCGGTCATCTCAGCGGCCACGAACGGGTCGTAGGTCCAGCCGCCGAAGTCCTGCAGGCCCACCTCAGGGTTGTCCATCAGGCCCACCCCGAAGCGCAGCGGCTTGATGGAGTAGTCCGGGCTCTGGCCGACCATGAGGTTGGAGATGTCGACCTGCCCGCCGACCTGAGCCGCCTTGTACTCGTCGCGCAGCCCCTCGGCGAGGTCGCGGTAGCGCTGAGCCAGGTCGGCGGTGTTGACGCTCACGCCGTCGGCCGAGACCGAGACGATGCCGGCGAACTTGCGGCTGATGGAGGCGGCCGCCACCGCGGCCACGTAGGTCAGGGAGTCGTAGCGCTCCAGCCAGGTGGTGATCAGGTAGTCCAGCTCTTCGTCCTGAAGCAGCGGGAAGCCCTGGTCGGTGTCCTGCACCAGGAAGCGCAGCTCGTCGCGCTGGGAGCTGCTCGGGTCACCGGAGTAGGTCCAGGCCATGGCTCACTCCTTGGTGGTGGCGACCTCGGTGACGGGAGTTCCGTCCAGCTGGGGCCGGCAGAACTCCTCGAAGGTGATGAACTCCTCGCCCTCGTAGACCGGCCGGACGCGCCGGGCGCCGACCCATGCCTCGAGGCGAGTCCATCCCGCCGCCCCAGGCACCTCTACGCCCTGGGTCAGCGTGTGCTCGCCGTAGTCCAGCGGCTTGGCGCCGCAGACGTAGGCGACGACCTGGCGGGCCGCCTCGCGTGGTGAGGGGTCCGCCAGTGCGACTCGCTTGCCGCGCTTCGCAGGCCCCCTGCTGGTGGCCGCCATCAGATGTCGCGCCGCGCGACCGCGGACACGTCCGTGGGCCCCGTGGTGGTCTTGCGGTTGCGACGGCGGTGCGGGTCGAGGTTGGGCACCAGCAGCCGGCGCGACAGCAGCGCCGAAAGCCGCCGGGTACCCTTCACGACCGCGCTGGGCACGTCGTCACCCGGCTGGTAGGTCTGACCGTTCATGACGATCTTCCTACCAGCCGAGTACGACGTCGGCCTCTTCAGGACCATCAGAGAACCGCCGAGCCCACCCACATGCCCATGTCGTTGCAGACGACCTTCATGTCGTAGGTCTGCTCTGCCTCGATCCGGTCTGAGGCGATGCGCTCCTCGCGGAACTTCTTGACCCGGATGCCCTCGGAGTTGCCGCCGAGGTAGCCGCTCCAGGTGAAGGTGTAGCCGGCCGACGGGGTCATCAGCGAGGGCGATGCCGGCGCGTAGGCAAACAGCAGGCCCTTCGGGTCACCGATGAAGGCGTAGGTGGCGGCCGCATCCTGCTGCACGGCGTCGGGGATCTGCGGGCCGGTGGCCTGCGTCGCGTACGTCACGAAGAGCTCGTCGACGTCGAACAGCGTCGCGATGAGGTCCTCGGTGACGATGCCCCGCTGGGTGTACTTGATCCGGTCGATGATGTCGGGGTGCTGCTTGAGCGCCTTCATCACGTAGGCGCCCATGACGCAGACGTTCGGGGCGAAGCCGGTGAGCTGACGGAAGTCGATCAGCCACTGGGCCACGTCGCCGAGCGGGTCGGAGCTGGCCTGGTTCCACTGCAGGAAGTCCGTGCCGGTCGGGGCCGTGGCCACGCCGGTCTTCTCGGTGGCCCAGACGCCGCTGCGGAAGTAGGAGTTCGTCCAGTCCACGTCCCGCTTGAGCAGGTGCTGGTTGGTGACGAACTCGGTGGCGTCGCGGTCCAGGTTGAAGTTCGAGTCCGCGTTGGCTCGCACCTGGTCGTCGATGTCCTTGTGCACGGCGTACACGTGGCAGAAGTACTGGTCCGTGGTCTGCGACCAGCCGACACCGGGTGATTCGGTGCTCGGTGCGCGGCGGGCGACGTCCGAACGCCGCCAGTCGCTCTTGGAGTACTTCCAGTAGAGGTCGGACTGCTTGTTGACCTTGACCTTGGGGAAGATCTTGTCGGCGATGTAGCTGTCGGCGGACTGCATGTACGCGACGCTGACGTTGGTCAGCGGGACGTTGACGTGCAGATCGGCCTGCGTGGGGCTGGGCATGCTGTTCTACCTTCCTAGCTCAGAGGACCCGCAGGACCGGGACCAGCTCGCCAGCACCCGCGGCGATGCCGATGGCCTGGAACTTGCCGTTGGCGGCGTCGGTCACGGCGCGGCCGGTCGCGTCCGGGGCCACGAGGTCCCCAGCTGCGATCGCGCCACCGGCAACGACGTTGGACACCCCGAAGATGCCGACCGTGGCGGCGGCACCCGGTTGCTGGGGCTTGTTCTGCAGGATGCCGACCGTGCGGTCTGTGGCCCCCGTGCAGAGGCCGACCTGGTGCGCGCCCGTGATCTTCACGAAGCGGTACATCATGCCGGAGTTGGGGACGGCGCTACCGGGCTGGCCGGGGACGCCCGTGTAGATCCCGAGCGACGCATCTGCGTCGAGCGAGATCGACTTGAGGGACTCTTCGTAGCTCATCAGGCGCTCCTCAGCGGCGGTTCTGCTCGGCCTCGTACTCGTCGTACGCGGCGGGGTTTGCGGAGAACAGAGCGGTGACGGCCTGCTCCTGGGTCATGTCGGAGTCGGACTTGGCGATGGCCTCACCGGCGATCGCGAAGACCTGGCCCAGGACGTCGGACTCCATGGTGCCGCTGTAGCCGATCTCGCTCATCGCGGCCTTGGAGATCTCGCCGTAGGAGGAGAAGAGCCGGTCCAGCGCAGCAACATCGGCCTCGGGCAGGCTCTGGGCTGCGCGGTACATCAGGCCGCCGATCTCATCGGGGTCCACCGGCAGCTCGTAGCTCTTGGCGAGCTCGGAGAAGCCCTCCTGGTCGCGCTCCTCCATGAGGAAGGCCACCTGCTCCTCGAGGTCCTCGTTTCGCTTGGCGATGCCCTCGAACTGCTCGAACGCCTTGGCGAACACCTGGTCGCGGTCTGAGTCGTTCAGCGCCTTGGACAGCTCCTCGAGCACCTGGTCGCCCATCGACTTGCCGACCTTGTGGTTGACGTAGGTCGCCCCGGCTGCGCCACCTCCGGCTGCGCCGCCGTAGCGGATGCCAGCGCGGCCGCCGGCCGGGATCGCCCGGTACTGCATGTCGGCAGCGGTGCGCAGGCTCTGAGCACGTCGGCCGATCCGCTCGCCAGCCTCGCGGCCGGTGGCAGCCGTCCGCTCACGAGCCCAGCTGGCCTCGCCGCGGGCCTTCATCCGGCCCAGGCGGCCGGCGGCACGGACCTTGGCCGGGACGCGGAAGGCCTTGCCGACCTCGTCCTCGAAGCCCTCGTCCTCGCCGCCCTCGTCCGCGCCGTCCTCGACGAAGACGAACTCGTTGCCCTGGTCGTCGTAGACGGTGTCGCCGTGCTCGAGCTCCTCCTCGAGGACCTCGTTCCCTTCGCCGTCGAAAACGGCCATGTTGTCCTCCTGGTAGCTCTTCGCGATCGCGACCAGACCGTGCTGGTTGGCTGGCCGGTCCACCAACGAGACCTCGTCGATCTCGAGGTTGGAAAGCCGCTTCACCATACGTCCCATGTCGACCTCAGTCTGAGTGCTGGTAGTGCTGGATGGATGGTACTTCTGAACGACACGCCGTGGTTACAGGCGCTTGCCCTTTCGCGCTCCGCTGGGGATCTTGCTGTTGATCTCGTTGGCCACGACCCGACCCCGCAGTCGGCTTACCCCCAGCGCTCGCCGGCCGTTGTTCTCCTTGAAGGCCGGGCTCTCCCAGATCATCTGGACTCGCCGAGCCGTCTTGGGCGCGCCGAACGCCTTGAGGACGTCGGACTTGCCGAACGGCCCGGTGCGCAGAGCGGGCGTGGAACCGCGATACAGCTCCAGCCTGGTGGCCGGGCCGCCCTTGCGGCGCCCGGTGCCGCGCACCAGGTCGTTGCCGTGGCCGATGTGCCGGCCGGTGGGGACCAGCGCTCGGATCACCGTGCTGGCCTGCGGGTCCAACGGGAGTGCCTTGCCGAACACGACGACCTCGGTGAACGGGTTGATCAGGCTCTTGGCCACGGTCTTGCCCTTCTGCTGGTTGTGGCGGTGCGCGAGGTAGGCCCCTGTGCCTATCCCGGCACCTACGGGGATCGCGGCCAGGCGTAGCCGCCGGCTAGCGACGTGGGTGGTTGCAGGCTTGGCCGCCTCGATGGCCGGCGGCTGGCGCTCGGCGCGTCGCAGGTCCCGCTCGTAGCGCGGCACGAAGGGCTTGGCCCGGCGCCTCATCAGTTCCACGCCCGTCCGCGCGCGCCCTCGGCGTGCTGACGCACCAGCCCGGCGCCGGCCACCCCAGCGGTACCGCCGCCGAGGTAGGCCAGGTCCTGCGGGGAGGCCGCAACCGCGCGGACCAAGCCCGGACGCAGCTTGCGCGCCGAGCTCAGGGCACGGGTGGTCTTGCGGGTGCCGTGCACGCCGCGCGCCATGCTCGCTACACCGCCTATGGCCAACGCGGCCTCGGCGGCCCCAAGACGACGCTGGCGACGGTGCTCGGGGTCGTAGTGCCGGGCCTTGCCCACGGTCTGCTTGGCGGCCTGCCGTTTGCGCCGCTGAGCAGCGCGCAAGTCGCGCTCGGAAGCCTTCATCTCCTTGCCGGGTCCGTGCGTGCCAGCAACCAGCATGCCCAGACCTGCGACAGCCCCGGCCGTTGGCGCCAGCTCGGCGACACCCAGGCGACCTGCGGTGCGGAACAGGCCCGCCCGGCGTGGCATCGTGGTGACGTCGTAGGCCTTGCCCCTCTTCGGGGCATGGCGCATCGCAGGGTCATCAGCGTGGAACGGGGTGCTGGGGTCCCAGGATGCCTTGCTCAGCGCGGCGATCTTGGCTCGGTTCCGCGCGGTGGCCTTCTTCTGCTCATGCCGAGCCAACGGCGTCACGCCGGCAGTCGCGGCGAAGGTAGCCCCGCCCATGCCGAGCGTGATCTTGCCCAGCTTGGCCTGAGTGCGGTGCTCGGCCTCGGTGTACCCATGCCTGCGGTTCGCGTAGTCGGTCACGCTGTCGGTGTCCTTGTTGCGCGGAATGCCGCCGTGGTACCCCTTGGCGCCGCGCTGCAGGACCGTCCCGCGAATCGCCTCTTCCGCCCTACGGGGTGCCATCTTGGCGATCGGGGCGTCCGAGAGCGGGGCATCCTCGAGGTCGGTCAGCTTGCGCCCGCGGGTGCCGCCGTTGCCGTAGCGAGCAGTCATCAGAAACTCCTGTATGCCACGGGCGTCGAGACCTGGCGGTAGCTGGTGCGGCGGATGGGGTGTGCGTGCCCTGCGAGAAGGATGCCAGCCGCGGTGGCCACATCGCCGCGAAGCGGGGCCGGAACCGCCAAGACGGCGGCGTTGACGGCCTGAACCTGCCGGACCGCACGCTCGCCTGGAGCGGTCCCGCGACGCAGCACGCCCTGGGCGGACTGGGCCAGCTGCAGGGCCCGTATGGCCGCGGCGTCATCACGGCGCTGGGACGCCTTGACGCCCCGCTTGAGGGCCGCGCCGAGCATCCGGGAGCGGCCCAGCCCCCAGGCACCGATACCGATGGCCGCACCTGTCTCCAGCGTGCGCACCGGGGAAGTCCTGCGTTCCTGGTAGAACAGCGCCTTGCCGACGTCGTGACGGTGCGCTGCCGCGTCCGCACCCAGCGCAAGGCCCACCCCGCCGCCGATGGCCGCGCCGTTCAGCACCTTGCCCTTGGTCCCGGACATGTGCCCCAGCGCCCGCTTGTACTTGGCCGCCGGGAGCCGCTTGGGGTAGTTGCGGTAGAAGCTCGGCTGGTCGGCAGGTGCCGGCTTCCCGCCGTTGGGCACGTTGTAGAACTTGCGGTGCTGGCGGAAGATCTTCTCCTTCTGCGAGCGGGACAGGCCGTTGTCCGTGCGCTCGGCCTTGTGGCCGGCGGCGCGGATACCGAAGCCGGTGCCCACCCAGGCACCCTGACCGCCGGCGGCGCCCACGCCCAGAGCGGCGACCCGGTCCGCGCGGCGCTTGGCGCGCTGGTCTCGGTGACGGTCCAGCGCCGGAGCCTGCCCGGCGACGCCGGTTGCCGCTCCCGCACCGGAGACGCCGATGGACCACTGCGCGGGGTGACGGCGGATCGAGCCGGAGGCCAGCTTCAGCGGGTTGGCCGCCTTGCTGACCGGCTGGAGTCGTCGCCCGCTCATGCGGTGTACCCCATCAGCTCGTCGAGGTCGTGGTCCTTGCGGATGCCCTTGCCGTGGATCGAGAAGCCGGTGCGCTCGCCCTTGCGCACCAGGTCCCAGGTCACTGGGTCGTGCACCTTGTAGCCGACCCACCAGCCGCGCGGGAAGTCATCCGGCAGGCCCATCTTGGCGATCTTGTCGTCGGTGAAGACCATCGACTCGACCAGGTCGGAGACCTTGTGCGCGTCCTGGCCGTTGCGCCGGTGCATGTCCCCGCCGACGCGGGACTTGTGCACGTAGGCGTATGCCGCGTCCTCGATGTCCTCGGGGGAGATGTAGTCGCCCTGACGGTCCACCACCGGCTGGCCGTTGGCCTTGACCACGCTGGCCCAACCGAAGGCCAGGTGCTTGTCGTCGTCGAACTTGGAGAACTCGCCGGCCCACTCGACCGTGCCCTCCTGCTCGCCTTGCTCGTCGCGCTTGCCGTAGGCGTAGGCGTCGGGCACGTAGGCACCCTGGGCGCCCTGCGAGCGCTGGCGCAGCGAGCCGCCCAGCTTGTGCGCCCCGGCCAGCCCGGCGCCGCCGGCCAGCACCTTGCCCGAGGTGGTCGAGAGCATCCGGCCGACGTCGTTGCCCGCCTTGCGCGCGTTCGAGTTGGCCTTGGCGTTTCCCATCGCCTCGGCCTGGCTGGTCGGGCGCCCGGCCGCGCGGTCCGCGCGAGTAACCGCCCGCTGGGCGAGCTCGGCCTTGGCCGGTGGGGTACCAGGGGTCGGGCCCGAGGCGGTCACCGTCTTGAGCATCCCCCGGTGCAGCCGGCGGAAGCCCTCGGCCACGTCGTCCAGCTTGGGCATCGCCTTGGAGGTGGGCTGCTTCTCCTTCTGGGCCAGCGTGCGGTTGATCGCGACGTCGCCGCCCATGTTCACCGCCTGGGTGCCGAGCGCGCCGGCCGCGAGCGCCGCGCCGACCTTGCCGCCCTTGCTGGAGATCGGGCTGGGGATCTTGCGGCCGGTGGCGTACAGGCCGCGCAGGATCTTGCCGCCCTCCTTGAGGCGCTCGTCGCGCAGCGCCTGACCGGTGGCCATCCCAGCGGCGGTCAGGCCCAGCACGTTGGAGCCCTGCTCGAACCTGCGGCGCATCGAGGTGCCCGTGTTGGCGTGCAGGTCGGCCTGGTCGGGGCCGCTCTTGATGACCTCGTCCCAGATCACGTCGGCGTCCACCAGCTCGCCGTAGAGGGTCTTGCACAGTGCGACGAACTCCGGGGTCGCTCCCGCCCGCGCGCGCTCGGCCTTGCTGACTGCCATGTCGGACATCATCGCGGGCATCTCCTGCTGGGTGCTGTAGGACACGCGTCAGCCGTTGCTGACGCCATAGCGGTGCACGATCGGGCTGGTGACCTTGAAGATCTGCAGACGGGGGTTGGTCACCACCCCCTCGGCGCCGGGGGTTCTGACGTCGACCAGCGTACTCAGCGGGTGGTCGCGCAGGTGCACCTTGATGTCGCGGGCCCGGCACTCCCCGATCAGCTGGAGCTGCAGCGGGGCGGTGAAGTCGACGTCGCGCTCGTGCTCGAGCAGGATCTGCGGGGACGCGGGCTTGTCGTTGCCGTAGAAGACCAGCCCGTGGCCCTCGTGGACGATGTCGACCTGGTCCAGGTCGCTGTGGGTGTCGAACAGCTCGGCGATCTTCTGGGCCACCGCCTCGTCGTCCAGCACCGCGCCGACCCGCATGGTGCCGATGGCGATCTTGGCGAACTCGCCCTGGGAGGTGATGTCGGCGTCGACGTTGTAGGCCATCTGGTTGGGCAGCGCCTCGACCCTGGACTCCCCGGTCTGGGCCACCGCCTGGCGCCCGAGGTAGCCCAGGTCGACCGGCTCGCCGGCGAACAGGCGGGCCACCTCGTCGTCTTCCAGGCTGTCGGTGACCATCTCGAAGGTGGGCGTGGTCATCAGCCGGTAGGCGTGCGCGTCGGACAGGTCGGGGAGCACCCGGGCCGGACGCTTCCCGGTGCTAGCCACCGGAGCCATCTTCTGCTGCACAGCGTGGACCAGCGCCGTCTGACGGGCCTTCTGGCGTACGGCGGCTAGCCGGTTCTGGGCCACCGGCTGTACCGCCACCTTGGCCCGGCTCAGGGGCTGTACCCGCTGTACCTGCTGGACCTGCTGTACCTGCTGTACCTGCTGGACCTGCTGTACCTGCTGGGTGCGCTGGACCTGCTGGGTGCGCTGCGGGGTAGCCACTACGACCTGTTCGTCGGTGTCCGTGAACTTGCCGTCCTCATCGCGCGGGTGCAGCGCGGCGAACCGGAAGGCGTCACGCCCCTGCAGCGCCTTGCCGACGTCGCCTGGCCCCTCGAGGATCTCGTGCACCTCGTCCTCATCGACTGCCCGCAGGTACCAGCGGTTGACGACCAGCTCGTTGTCGGCGTCGTAGAACTGCTCAGGGCGACCGGCCATGCCACCGGGCGGGGTGACCACCTTGTAGGCCTGGTTGGGATCGAGCACGTACTCGGTGTGCGTGTTCTTGAAGCCCGGCCCTTCCTCGGTCCCACGGGCGTCGGTCTCGATGACGTACTCATCCACCGTCGGCATCGGACGGTGGTAGGGGTCGCCCACGTCCGCCGGCAGATAGTGGACGATGTCCATCCCGCCGAGATCTTCGCTGCCCACCGGCTGGTAGGTGGGCAGTACGTAGGTGTGCTCCTGGAGCTCGTCCTCATCCACCCGCGGCAACTGCTCAGACGAAGTACCGCGGGCCTCCGAGGCGAGCAGCTCTCGCCGGCGGCTCTCGATGTAGTCGTGGACTGCGCGCTCGTCGCCTTGCAGATCCCCGGGGTGGATGTGGTCGACGTGCGGGCTGATGTAGCTGTCCGTCGAGTCGTGGACGTCCTCGGCCAGCATGCGACGGGCGTACTCGGCCTCGGACCCGCCGGCGCGCTCGGGCGCCTGGGCTATCTGCAGCAGGTGACCGAGCCGGAACACCCGGGTGCTGGGGTCCTTCTGGATGCCCGCCTGCTGAGCGAGCTTGCTGCGGAAGGTCGCCGCGCTGTTGGGGTTCAGCGCGGTGGGGCTGCCGGGCATCTGGATGACCAGCGGCTGGCCGATGTCGTAGTAGCCCTCGCCGCTGTCGTTGGGGTTCGGCGGCTTGAGCAGGTCGGGCAGGTGCCCGTAGTCCAGCGGCCGGGCCACCGGGACCAGCGCGGTGCCCGGCGCGGTTTCCTGGTCCACCGGCATACGACCGGCGTTGATCTTCTGGGCCACCCGCTGAAGCTTCTGCCGCTGCGCTGCGACCTTCTGCTTGGGCAGCGCCACCTTGGGCATGGCGACCTTGGGCACCAGCTTGCCCCGGCGCTGCTGCTGTACGCGCTGTACGCGCTGGACCTGCTGGGTCTGCTGCACCTGCTGGGTCTGCTGCACCTGCTGGCGCTGTGGTGCCTGGGTCGGCACGGTCGGCTGAGCCGGTGCGGTGGCTACCTCCGGGGCGGCCTGGCCACCCAGCCCCAACCGGCTGCGCAGCTGGGCCAGCACGCTGGGCCGAGCGACCGTCGCCGGGGCGGGCGCCTCGGCCTGTGCCTCGCGAACTGGCGGCACTCCGGTCGGCGGCGCGTCCACGAAGCGTCCGTCCGGACCGCGCGGGTGCTCCCGGTCCTCCCAGCGCTCGGAGGTGGTCACCGGGCCGCGCGGCGCCTTGGAGAACTCCTCCTTGACCTGGTTCACCTCGGCCTGCACGGTCTTGGCCACGTAGGACATCAGGGCCCGGTCGGCGGCGTCGTTCAGCGCCACCGGGTTGGCCCGGGGATCGGCGGCCATGGTGGCGTAGGTGCCGAGCTCCTTGTGCGGCACGCCGTAGACCGCAGCGGCACGCGAGGCGGCCACCGGCGGCGAGACGCCCTTGGTGACCGCGGTGCGGTAGAGCGCGAGCGCGCCGTACTCGGCATCATCGAGCAGGTCTCGCACCAGCAGACCGGCATAGGCCGGGTCCAGCGACTTGGAGATCGCGTCCACCAGCGGCCCGGCGAAGCGCTCGCGGCTTTGCGCCATGGCGCTGACCATGCCGCTCTCGCTGGGCAGGGCGCCCTTGGCCACCGTCTCGCAGGCCGCGGCGCCGGCGCGGTGCGCCGCCAGCAGCGAGGCACCGAGGTCGCCGCGGGCGTCGCCGTCCGGCTCGAGCAGCGCGAGCACGACGGCGTCGGGGTCCAGGGTGGGACGCGAAGGTGCCCACCAGCGATCGCTCATTGCCCGAGCGCCTCGGTAGCCGCGGGCTCGACCACGTATCGGGCCAGCGCCGGGTCTCCTATCGCGGTGTGCATGAACCTCACGCTGAGTCGCAGACCGTCGGCCGCCGCGGCAACCCGGCTGTGGCCGCCACCACCGATGTTCTTGGCGGCCGTCTCGATGTCGTCCAACGCAGAGTCCATCGCCGGGAACTGGAAGGAGTCGGGGAGCACCTGCTCGCCCGATAGCGCCATCTGTGTCTGCATGTCCGCGGGTATACCAGACATCGCGTGGCCGAGCTTGAGCTTGAGCTGCTCGGCCCGCTCCGGGGCGAGCCTGCCGACGGAGACCAGCTCGTCAAGACGCTGGTCGATGTCGGAGAACGGGCGCCACAGCATGTCCTTGGCGTACGTGCGAGCGTGCCTGCCCACCGCCTCCATGACGGCATACTGCTCGTCCGCACTCGGACCAGCGGTTACGCCAGCGGTTACACCAGTGGACGGCTGGGGTCCTGGTAGCGGCGCAGCAGGGCGTCCCGCAGGCCCTTGCTCACCGGGCTGTCGGGAGGAGCCAGCGCCAGAACTCTGCCGACGGCCCGGAGCTCCGACCGGCTGGGCCGACCGCGCTTGGTCACGTCCGTACCGGGCTTGAGTACTTTTGGGCCAGCATCACTGGCGCTGCGGCCACCGGTCAGCTGGTGCAGCTCCTGGGCGGCGTGCCGGGCAGCCACGAAGGACCACGCCTTCTGCTGGTTCTCCAGCTGCGCGGCGGCGACCTTGTCCTTGCCCATCGAGGCGTCCCAGACGTCGCGCGTCTTGACGACCTGGTCGGCGATGGCATCAGGGTCGTAGGCATCTGCGCTGAACTGCTTGATGGCCGAGGCCAGCCCGCTGTTGGTGATCTCGTACTGCTTGAGCGCGGCGTCGTAGTCGGCCGGGTCGGCGCTGTAGTCCAGGTCGTCGAACCGCTGCGGCTTGGGGTCGCGCTCAGCCGGCGGGGTGGTCACCGGGTCGCCCGTGCGCGGCGCGAACGGGTCGCGCAGCGCGAACAGGTCGTGCAACTGCTGGGAGGCGGTGTCGACCCCTGCGGTGCTGAACCCGAACCGCTCGCCGCCGCCCTCGAGCAGGTCGGGCAGCTGGTCGATCGCGTTGAGCATCTGCTGACGCTGGTGCGGGGTGGCGTCCTTGACCAGCCAGCGGCTCATCTCCTTGATGGCCCCCTCTTGGCTGCCCGTGGAGTCCATCAGCTTGCCCCACTTCCAGTTGGCGTAAGCCAACGGGTGAGCGGTCTCGGCCTCGTGCTCGTCGGAGGCAGCGGTCACCACCGGTATCTGGTAGACGGGGACCATGGCCAGGCTGTTCTCCACCGCACGCTCGACCGCGCGCAGGTAGGCCGGGTCGTCGGCGCTGACGGCCTGCTGCAGGGTGCGCTTGGGCTTGGCCGGGCCCAGCGCGCCTCCCGTTAGCGCGGGAGCGGAGCTCGTCTTGCGCTGCGCCGGCTCGGTGCCGTCGGCCTGCACGCCCTCACGGTCCAGCTCGGCGGTGCTGCGCGCGGTGGGGACGTGTGGGGCGCCGTGGCGCTGGGCCGCCTGCGCGTTGGTCTGCCCCGGCTCGGTGTAGCCCTTGTCGCTGCCGGCGTAGCGGCGCAGCATGTCCGGGTTGCCCAGCGCGCGGGCGCTCAGCCACTCCGGCAGCGGCTGCCAGGTGGCCTGACGGATGTAGAAGGGGAACTCCTGCTTGAGGGTCTTCAGGGCGCGGTCGTAGCCCGGCCCGTCCAGCCGCAGCTCGCGGACCCGGTCGCCGCTGACCTTGATCCGGTACTCCCGGGCCGCCTCGTCGGCGATGCGCGCACTCTCCTGCGCGGACAGGAACGACCCAGCCTGACGCCGGCTCTCGGCCTCCCCCCTGACCTGGGTGGCGGCGTAGTGCTGAGCCGCCTCCTCGATCTCGTCCTCGCTGTCCCCGCCCTGGGCCCCCTCGAACCGGGCGCGCTCGGTCAGCTGGTTGACGTAGTTCTGGTAGAGGTCCTTGTCGCCGTTGGCTGCCGCCAGCGCCTGCCGGCGGATGTGCGAGGTCTGCTCGGGGGTGAGGTCCTGGAGGTAGAGGTCGCTGGTGGCGATGGTGTGCAGCAGCTTGCCGTAGCGCTGGATCATCCGCAGCGCCTTGTCGCTGTAGCGCCGACCGCCGCGCACGTCGGGGTCGAACTCCACGGTGAACACCCCGGAGTTGGAGACCACCTGGATCTGGCGAGCCCCGGTGAGCAGCCCGGTGTAGAGGTCCTCGGTGGTCGGGCCACCGGAGGCGCGAGTGCGCACGTACTGCCCGCCCTGCAGGCTGGACAGGTTGCGCAGGTCGAAGGGCAGGTAGTGATCGCCGTTGTACCCCTGTGCCTGGGTGACCACCCGCCCGTCGGCGTTGATGATGACGCCCTGGGAGGGCGGCAGCTCCCCGGACTCCACCGACAGCTCGGTGAGCTCGCGGCTGGGCAGCACGTTCTCGCGCAGCAGCGCGGCCACCGCGGCGTCCCCGCGCATCCCGAGCTTGCGCTGGTCGGGGGTGATCTTGCGCTGGTCCAGCCAGTAGGCGTTGGTCAGGCTGACCGGGTCGTCCTGCGCGGTGGGGCGCGCGGCGGCCGCGACCATCTGCTGTCGGACCCGGGCCTTGCGCTCCGGGTCTTCGGTGTCCAGCGCATTGGCCTGCGCGTTGGCCCGGGAGACCTGGCTGACCAGGTCTGGGTCGGGGCGCTTCTCGGTGCCCCGGTAGCGGTAGGCGGTGCGCCGGATGCCCGGCGCGAGCACCTTCTCGGCCTGCGGGCCCAGATCGCCGATCAGCTGGGCGAGCCCGCCGACGGTGTTGACGGTCGAGCCCGGCGCGGAGATGCCTGCCAGCAGGCCGCCGGTCATGGACATGCGCCGGTAGCCCTGCCGGTCCCCGGGGCTGGTGGGCCGGTTCCACTCGGCCGCGTTCTCGTCCTGGTTGACCGGGTTGCCCTGGGCGTCCATCGGCAGCGCGTTCAGCAGCCGGGTCGCGCCTCGGTCCGGCCCGAAGGTGGAGGCGATTAGGTCCAGGGCGGCACGCTGCTTGGCGTTGCTCGCCGGGATGTCGCCCTTGTCCAGGCTGATGGCGGTCAGCAGCGTGTTCGGGTCGCTGTTGGCGATGCCCTGCAGCCGCTGCGCCAGGTTGTCCACCCGGGCCGGGTTGGTGATCTTGTGGGTGGCGCCGGGAATCGGCCGGCCCGTGTTCGGGTCGAGCCGGATGTGGTGCAGCACCAGTGGGGTGTCGGGCTGGACCAACCCGGCACGCTTCATCCGCTCAACCGCGCTCAGGGCCTCCTGGTGGTGGCCCGACTGGCGGGTGTCCACCGGCTGGTTGGGGTCGGTCTGCGAGCCCACCGAGACGGTGGTGAACCGGCCGCTGCCGTCGCGCGGGTGCTTGCGGTTGAACATGCTCAGCAGGGAGCCGGACAGCGACTTGGCGACGTATTCGTCGAGCACGGCCAAGCCCTCGGCGTACTCGAGGTCGACCGGCTCGTTCACGCCGTCCAGCGCCTTGCCCACCTGGCTGCGCAGCATGATCGAGCGCGCCTTGGCCACCACGTCGCCCATGTTGGTCAGCACGGCCGGGCCGATCTCGGGCCAGACCTGCTCGGACTGGTCGGCCAGCGACTCGAACAGCCCCAGCTGGACCAGCATCCGGGCGGCCCGGGGGTCCTGTCGCTCGACCTGGGCGACGGCCTTGAGCACACCGGTGACCGGCTGCAACGTCATGAACGCACTCCTGGGGTGTAGGCCCGCATCCGGGACAAGGCAGATCCTGCCACGCCGGCTGGGGAGTGGGCGTAGCTCGCCCGGCGCGAGCGGGCGTGCTCGCCATACAGCTCGCTGGCCCCGCCACCGGCTGCCGAGGCCAGCGCCGCGGTCTCCGCGTGGTGGGGGTTGATCTTGCGCAGCACCGGCGCCTTGGCGATGAGGCGGCCGGTGCGCTTGCCGCGGCCAGCCAGCAGCGCCGCCGCGGAGGCGGTCGCCCCGGCCAGCCCGATGTTGCGCCCCACCTCGGCGGAGGCGGCCCGGCGCTGCCACTTCTCGCTCTTCTTGCCGCCGGCGGCGATGTAGCGCGCCTCGTAGGCCTTCATCCGCTCATTGCGGTCCAGGTCCTTGGGCAGGGTGCCGCGGGTGTCGTAGCGACGGGCCAGCTCGTGCGCCTGCCGCTCGCTCATCGTGGTGTCCAGCTTGGCCACCGCCGCGTCGCCGCGCCGGGTCATCGAGCCCACCATGCCCACTCGCCCGTTCATGCCAGCCCTCCGCGCACCGTCGTGGTCGTGATCCCCATTACTCCTCGAGTCTGACGCAGGTAGCCCTTGCGCATCGACGGGGCGCGCCGCCTCCCGACGCCGCCCACGGCAGGCAGCCGCAGCCCGGCCTTGGCCACCGCCTGGGCCTCCTTGCGCTGGATCGCAGCACCAGTGAAGGAGTTGATCCCGCCGATCCCGGCGCCCGCGGTCAGCAGCGGCATCTGCACCGCGCGCAGCCGCCCGCGCATCTTGGGCCGCATCCCCGGCGTCTTGGAGGCGGCCAGCGCAGCCAGCGATCCCAGACCCGTGCTGCCGGTCATCATCGACATCGCTGCGTTGTGCTCCTTGCGCCGGGACAGCTTGCGCTTGTCCTTGACCGTCAGGTTGGCGCCGTCCACCTTGCTCACCCGGGTGCCGTGCCGGGCGCTCTGGGTGCCCTTGGCCAGCTTGGCCTTGTAGCGGTCCTCGGCCGAGAGGGCGGCGCCGTAGCCGGCCTGCCCGCCGATCTGGCCGCCGACCGCACCGCCGACCAGCAGGCCCGCGGCCGCCACCTTGGGGTTGTGCAGGAAGGGCTTGGCCACCGCCTTGGGCACCTTGGGGTGCGCCGCGACCCGCTCCAGCATCCCGGGCCCGGTCTTGGGCTTCAGCCCGACCACCCGGCGCGCCCGGGCCGCCCCGGCGTCGGCCGCGTCGGAGAGCTTCTCGCTGCCCCGGCGAAAGGCAGGGCTGTGCCGGGCCAGGGTGTGCGCAGCAGCCACCCCGGCCACGTTGCCGGCCAGCCCGCCCGCCTGGTTTCCGCCGTACTGCATCGCCGCGGTGCGCCCGCGCATCGAGGGCGGGGCCATCCTGGCGGCCTGCGCGGCCTGGGCGACGTCGCCGATCACCGGGGCGCCGCCCACCGCGGCGATGCGGGCCCGCTTCTGGCGATGGGTCATGTCCTCGCCGTAGTAGGCCGCCGCCTTGCCCACCGAGGACGGGACAATGGAGGCGCGGTTGCGCCTAGCGTCGCCACGACGGGCATCCACCGTGGCGGCGCGAGCACTGGGGCGTACCGGCTTGGTCTTGGCCCGACGCACCCCGGTCGGGGTCACCACGTACTTGCCGTGGCTGGCGTGGGAGATGATCTTGGACTGCAGCGGCAGCGCAGCGCTGCCCGCGGCCATACCGGCCGTCGAGGCCAGCCCCGCACGCAACCCGCCGGGGACCTTGGTCCGGCCCAGCCCCAGATGGGCTAGCCCGCCAGCAGCAGAGCCGACACCGATGCCGGCCAGGTAGTTGCCCACCGCCAGCTTGGCCGGGGCCGGCTCCCGCAGTCCCTGGTTGCGCTCGTGCAGGCTCTCGCGCACACCCTTGACGCCCTCGCGCAGCAGCGAGGGCCTCTTGTCGTCCCGGTCGCGCTTGTCCACCCGGCGGCTGGGGTCGCTGTGCAGTAGCCGGGCGGTGCCGACCGCAGCCGGGGGCACCGCGAAGGCGCTCAGCCCGGCGGCGGTCAGGTAGCGCCCACGCCCGGCCACCTTGCCCGGGCGCAGCAACCGCAGCTCCTGGCCGATACGAGGACGCTTGGACTGGCCGTAGGCCCGCTCGAGCGCGCTATGGCGCAGCGCCCCGGCACCACCGACGCCGGCCAGCCCCACCCCGGCGGTTGCCGCATCCCGGCGCCGGTCGGTGCTCATCGGCCTGCCGCCTTGGCGTAGGTCAGGGCGATGTCCGAGAGCGTCTCGGCCGGGCTCTGGTTGTTGATGCGCGCCTGGGCGGCCACAAGCGCGTCCACCCAGATGGTGCTGGCGCTGAACAGCAGCGCCCACGCCGAGCCGATGGTGAACCCCGCCTCGACCGCGTCGCGCAGGAAGCCGTTGATCATCAGCGCGGCGTCGGCGGCGTTGCCGTCCTGGCGCGCCTTGACCACGCCGAGCACCACTGGCTCGGCCAGGGACAGCAGCTTGCCGTCCTCGGTGTGGTCGTGTCCGCAGGGGTACATCAGCGACCTCTTCCTGCCGGCAGCGAACGCTGGGCCGGCTGCTGTGCCTGTTGCTGGGTCTGCAGCTGGGCCTGCTGCTGCTGCTGCGCCGCGCTCTGCAGCTGCTGCTGCTGGCCCATGGTGTCCGGGGTGTGCTCGCCGGCCACCACGGCGCGCTCCGCGGCCATCGCCTGGGCCAGCCCGGAGCGCGCGGCGAGGTAGCGGGTCTGGTTCTCGGCGAACCGCGCCGCGTCGTCCACCCGCGCCTCGCGGCGCTTGGTCTGCATCTCGGTGTCGGAGAGCTCCGGCAGCCCTGCCGCACGGCGCAGGTAGCGCTCCATGTCGGCATCCGGGCCCCAGTTGAAGCCCAGCCCGGCGGTCGCGGTGAGGAACTGCGAGAGCTGGCCGAGGTCGGGCGCGTCGACGTTGCCGGGCTGGATCGTCGGCAGCGAGGAAGGCTTCCAGCCGTTGGCAGCGAACAGCCGCGGGATGGCGTGCCGGTTGAACACCTCGGCGACGCTGGAGGCGGTGGCGTTCAGCGCCTCGCGGAAGATGCCGGTCTTGTCCACGTGCAGGTTGTAGGTGCCGGTGTTGCCCTGGTGGCCGATCATGATGAAGTCGGCCAGCACGGTCATCAACTGGCGCTGCTCGTAGCGCTGGATCAACTCGTTGGTGGAGAAGGCCCGGGCGCCGCCGGAGCCGAGCAGCTCGAACTTGAACAGCGGCTGCTTGGTGTCCTGGTCGTAGGCGGTGGGGAAGACCAGCCCCTCCTGCTCGTTGCGCCGGATGGAGCGCACCATGCGCTTCATGGCCTCGACCATCTTGTACTGCTCGGTGCCCGGGCGGGCGCGCATGTACTCGCTGGGCACCGAGACCATCGGCAGCCCGGCCAGGTCGCGCTCGACGCCCACGCTCTCGAACTCCTCGAGGCGCTTCTTGTAGTACCAGGGCCGGTAGGAGGTGCGCAGGATGGAGCGCCCCTCGGGGTTGCCCTTGTGGTGCCCGGCCCGGAACAGCAGCGAGCGGGTGATCGGCAGCACCCGGGTCTTGTAGTCCGGCGGGGCCAGCTGGACCATCGCCTGCACGTCGCCGCTGTCGTCGAAGATCCAGCGCTGCAGCGTCTCCTGGGAGCGGATGGGCATCTTGCGCCAGCCGATCAGGCCGTCGGAGTACTTGCTGCGGTGCCGCCCGTCGCTCTGCCAGGGTCCCATCCGGCGCTTGTAGACGATCTCGTGCCAGGACCAGCCGTACTGCAGGCAGGTCAGGATCTCCTGGATGATGTCGTCCCAGGAGGTGCTCATGTCGTCCATGCAGGTCTCGACCAGCTTGGCCGCCTTGGCGTCCTCGGCGGTCTTGCCGCCGGCCACCACCGGCCAGTCCACCCCGCGCAGCAGCTGCAGGATGGAGAACAGCAGCGCGCCGGTGATCGGGTCGTTGTCGCCCATCTCCCGGTAGACCTGCACCGCCTTGCGGCCGCGCAGCTGCGGCAGGAACTCCTCATCGACGTAGCCCGCGGCCCGCTTCAGGCCGGTGGTGCCGAGCTCGACGAAGGGCGAGCTGGAGGAGTCGATCTGCCTGACCTCAGCGACGCTCTGCTCGTCCGCCATTTCAGCGGGGGTGGTGTACCTGGTCCCGGCCACGTGTTCTCCTAGTTCGTGGTGCGCGCGTGGTGCTCGGGCCTGATCGTCTCACCCCCGCCGAAGCAGGCGGCGGATTACTGGGTCGGGGCCACTGGCGGCGGGGGCGCGGGCGTGACCGGAGCCTGTGCCGGGGGCACCGCTGGGGAGACCGTGACCGGCGTCCCGTTGGGCAGGGCCAGGCCGTTGGAGGCGACCAGCCGCAAGGTGGTGGGAGCCACCTTGACCGCGACCCCCTCTGCCGGCACCGGACGCACCGGGAAGGGCAGCGTCGAGCCGGTGGGGCTGCCGAACGCCTGCGCCGCGGCGTTCTTGATCGCGGCCAGCACGGTGGCGAAGACCGCGACCCAGACCAGGTCCAGGTGGGTGTGCCACACGGCGTCGATGAACTTGACCAGCCCGTCGGCGCTGACCACCTGCAGGCAGGTCCAGCCCACCCGCTCCAGGAAGTTGAGCCACTTGGTGTTGCTGTTCACGATCTCTCCTTGGCGGTGCCTGGCAACGGCGGTCATGGCGCTCAGGATGCGCTGGTGTGCTTGGTAGCGGGGGCAGGCTCGCCGGAAGCCGGGGTACGCACGATCTGGTGCCAGCGGATCGCCCGGACCACCACGATGGCGGTCACCAGCGCCGAGGTCAGCACCCGGCTGACGGCCGCGCCGGTGCTGCCCGGATCAGAGACGCCGTGCAGGATCAGCCGGGCCTCGGACAGTCCCAGGATCAAGAAGGCGGCGGCCTGCAGGCCGACGAAGTCCAGCGCCGTCAGCCAGGAGTAGTGGAAGTAGTCCTGGACGTGGCCGCGCACGGCACGCACGGTCCAGCCGATGACGAAGTAGCCCGATGCCAGGAAGCCCAGCGTGACCAGAAAGTAGATCAGTGCGGCGAACATGCGCTGCCCCCTCTTCTCAGGTCCTACTGAAGACCCGTGCGCATCAGGCTCTCATGGCACGCCAGCAACTCCACCGCGGCTCGCTCGGCCTGATTGGTCGCTTGCCGGACTCGTTCGGCACTGGCTTTGACCTCGTTCAGGCGACGGTCGGCCACGATCTCGAGGTGACTGGTGTGAGCTTGCTGCTTGCGCAGGGCTCGACGCAGGGATGGGGTCACGACGCTCATCGTCCGGTGAAGTCTCTGGCCGCCGGACGCTGGGTCTCGATCGCCTTCTCCAGCGCCGATGTTGCCTTGTCCATGACGATCGCCGATCTATCCAGTGCCACCGCATACTGCTCGCTCATCGGTAGCAGCTTGTTCTCTATCAGCGCGGTCAGGCGCCTGTTCTCATCCAGCAGTTGCCTAGCCTGCGGGCCCGGGACGATCCAGCCAAAGATGAAGCCAATCACCACGATACCCAGCACGCCGTACTGAAGGAGGAAGGCGACCGGGTCAGTCGATGGGCTCTGACCGGCCCCCGCTGACAGCGCTGCCCACAGCGGCGGGGCGTCGATGACCTGTTGGGAGCGGATCACCGCAAGGCTCAGGTAGGGGAACATCCCGCCCTCCCCAGCTCGCTGTGGCTCATCCCGTCGTGGACCATCAGCATGCAGACCTGCTCGACCCGCTGCTGGCGGTTATTCTCCAACGTGTCCTGGGTGATCAACGCCATGCGCACGAAGATGAAGCTGGCGATCAGCTGCAGCACCACCGCGATGGTCAGCACCCGCACTGCCCAGCCATCCATGGTGTCCGGCGGATGGTAGAACCGCCGCCAGCCATCCTTGAACCCTCCGCTCATGCCGCGATGGTACGGCGGCGGACGGGGCGGACGCGCTAGGCCGATCAGGCGGACGTGTCCGCCTCGTCCGCCGCGTCCGCCTCGCGGTCCTCCAGCCCCAGCCCGGCCACCCAGGCCCGCAGCTCCACGAGCTCCTGATCCCCGGCGGCCGCGGCGGCACGCAGCTCTTCGATCATGGCCAGCAGCACCATGCGGTTGTCGTTCAGCCGGGCGATCTCCTGCGCCTGGACGCGCACGATGGTCTGCAGGCTGGGCTGACCGTTCAGCTCGGCGCTCACGGCATGCACGCCTTGGTGGTGTAGCCGACGCCTTGCACGCACTGCTTGACGAAGGCCTCGAACTTGGCCTGGTTCCAGGCGTTCCAGAAGTCGCCGTGCAAGGACAGGCCGTCGCTGGTGCCCATCATCTTGTCCGAGGAGACGGCCACGTCCGTGCCGGCCCCGACGTAGGCGAACTGGATGGTCTCCTTGAGGCCGACCATCTCGTGCGGGAAGCCGGCGGGGCACGCCTTGCCCACCGGGTAGGCGTAGTGCGCGGTGTCCTGGGTGTCGCCCACGTCGCCGGGCTTGTGGTTGGGCAGCACCCCGTCCCAGCACGAGGGGAAGGTGACGTGGGCGGTCAGGGTGTGACCCGGCTTGCCGGACTGGCCCACGCAGCTGGGGATGGCCTGCGTGGGGGACGTGCCGGACTTGTCCCCGCAGGTCCAGTCGTGCCTCGAGGCCACCAGGCGGGTGTCGGCCGGGAACGCCTGCCCGGGGCCGAACTTGCCGACGTTGGTGAACGGCCGGTAGTAGGCGGTGAACTGCTGCGCTGGGATCACCTGGCCGGCCTTGGGCCCGGAGGTGTAGACCAGGGTCGGGGTCCAGTAGGCCGCCGTGTCTGCAGTCAGCCGGCAGTCGGTGGCGCCGCCGTTGAGGTCGGTGTAGTTGGCATAGTCGCCCTTGCTGACCCAGGAGGTGTTGCCGAAGATCTGGTGCTGGTGCATCGACTGCGCCTGGTCGTGGTTCACGATGGGGTCGAGTTGGGCCACGGTGACCGGGCCGGTATCCCCACACCTGACCTTGCCGAGCGCGTTGGCTGGGCTGGCGAAGGTGAGCGCAGCCGCCACCATGGCTGCGACGAGCATGACGAGCATGAGCGCGGTGTGGGTGTTGCGTCGGGTCATGGCGTGCTCCTAGGTGAGATGGTCAGGCCACTGCGATCCAGGTCGCCCCAACGGCGGCGCCGGCGGCACCAGAGTAGTTGGAGACGTTCAGCTGGAACCCAGTAGTGGTGATGCTGTCAGCACCTGCGGTGTAGCGGTAGCTGCCCGTGCTCGCCGTGACGGCAGGCACGGTGGGGAACGGGGTCGGGAAGGTGATCTGGGTGTTCCACGTCCCGCCGTTGGCGAGGGCGCCTACCGCCTTGGTACCGGACTGCACGTTGCTCGCCGAGATGGTGCGTACGGCGATGTCCTGCAAGGCCGTGGTGTTGAGCTTGGTGAAGTTGATCGGTGCGTCGGACTGCACGAAGTAGTTGGAGTATGTGCCGGTGCCACCGCTGAACATCAGCTTGTTGCCCGCTCCGGCCAGCGTGATGTGGCCAGTCGTGGTCAGAGCGACAGTGGACAGCGCGCCGCTGACCGCCAGGTCGTTGTTGAAGGCGGTGTGGGTGTGGCCTGCGGAGGCCGCCCCGATGTCGGCGTAGGACAACGCGTCGGAACCGCCAGTGGCGTGCGTGACCTTGTGGGCCAGAGGGGCACGGGCGTCGCTGAGCCGGGAGTCGTTGCCCAGGATGACGTTGGCGGCCCCGGTGCCGGTGTTGGCCAGCGCCGCGGTGCCTAGGCCACTGACCTGCGAGGCGGTGTGCGTGTGCACTGTGGGTGCTGCACCGATGGCCTCCGGGGTGAGCGGGTCGCTCCCGGCAGATGCATGGGTGGCCGCGTGGGCGAGCGGTGTTCGAGCGTCGCTTAGGCGCGAGTCGTTGCCCTGGGCCGCCGTGCCCGCCGTGGTGCCGTAGACCACCGCCAGAGTGCGTGAGGCGGCCAGGTTGCCGCCGCCGCTCAGCCCGGTGCCGGCCAAGATCGAGGTGGTGGTGGCCACCCGGGCGGCCAGCCCGTTGTCGACGTAGTTCTTGGTCGCCGCGTCCTGCGGGTTGGTGCCGGGGTCGTGCAGGTTGGTCAGGTACTGGCTGTTGAAGGAGACCGCCGCGACCGGCGCGCCGAGGTCGGAGACCTTCAACGGGTCGGAGCCAGCGGCGGCGTGGGTGCTGGCGTGCGCGGTGGGGGTGCGGGCATCGGCAAGTCGGGCGTCGCTGCCAATGACCACGTTGGCGGCCCCGGTGCCGGTGCTAAGCACTGCGGCGCTGCCCAGGCCCAGGTTGACCCGGGCGGTGGCCACGTCGGCCAGGTCGGCCAGGTTGTTGGACTTCTGCAGGGCGCCGGCGGCCGAGCCGAACCGGGCGTCGTCCCCGGCGGCCACGGTCCCCGCGGTAGTCCCGACATTCCTGGTAGCCGCATTGCCCAGGTCGGTGACCTGGCTGGCCAGGTGGGTGTGGACCGCCGCGGCAGCCCCGATGTCGGCCGGGGCCAGCGCATCGGTGCCACCGGTGGCGTGGGTGGCCTTGTGCGCCAGCGGGGCGCGCGCGTTGGCCAGCCGCGCGTCGTCGGCGCGCACCAGCGCGGTCGCACTGGAGACCCCAGAGGCGGCCACCGGCAGGTAGGCCAGCTCCAGCACGCTGGCCCGCCAGGTGCCGGTGGTGACCACGCCCAACGTGTCGATGCTGGTCTGCCCGCGGTAGGCGGTGTCGATGTCGACGTTCGGCCCGACCACCACCCGCCCGGGCGTGCCGAGCACGGCGAAGGTGGACCCGGAAAGGCTCATGCCGGCACCGGCCAGGTAGGTTCCGGCGCCGGAGAACTGGGTGAAGGCGAGCGCGGTGCCGCCCGGGCCGCCGATGGTGATCGGGTTCTGGGTACGCAGCGCCCAGCCGGTCGAGCCCTGGGTGTTGCCCGCCTCGACGAAGACGAACGCCCCGGAGGTCACCTTGGCATCGGTGTCGAAGTCGCTGGAGCGCTCCCAGGTCCCGCTCGAGAGCACCGACCAGATGCCGTTCTGGTCCGCGGCGGCCTGCGCGTGCAGCAGCACCCGGTCGCCGGTGGCCAAGGTGACCCCGTCCAGCGCGGCCGGTGCGCCGGTGATCCGGCCCCGGCCCGAGGTACCGCCACTGGCGTCGTAGCTGAACGCGACGTTGCCTGGCGAGCTGGTGCGCACCGATGCCTTGACGTCCAGCCCGGAGGCCACCGAGTCCACGTAGGCCTTGGTCGCCGCGTCCTGGGAGGCGGTCGGATCGCCCATCCCGGTCAGCCGCTGGGTGTTCAGCGCGACCGGACTCATCGGCGGCATGAGCTCGTCCAGCGTGGTGACCCGGACCCGGTCGTCGAAGTCGCTGATGCTCGAGGCCAGCTGGGTGCCGCTGTGGTGGGCGCGGTCCAGGTAGTAGGCCCCGGCCTGCCCGTTCAAGGTGGGCGCGTCCCCGGCCACCGGAGTCTGGGCCGACCACTTCCCGGCCAGGTAGACCAGCGCCTGGCCCTGCGCCGGGGCCGCGGACAGGTCCACGTCGCTCAGGCCGGCCAACGAGCCCGCGGCGGCGTCGGCCGGGTGCCAGTGCCCGCTGACGGCGTCGTACGCCAGCACCTGACCATCGCCCGGGGTGGTGGCCAGGTCCACGTCGTTCAGCCAGGACAGGTCCTGCGGGCTCATGCTGACCAGCACCTGAGCGGGCCCGGCGGTCCCGGCGCTGACGGCGACGGTGATGCCGCCATCGCCCAGGAACTGCAGCGCGTCGGCCACCGCCCCGGAGGTGACCGCCGACGGGGCGACCAGCCCGTTGCCCAGGAACTGCAGGATCTGCCGGCGGGTCCAGCCGGTGATGTCGACGTCGGAGCCCTGGGCGTAGCTCTGCCCGTAGATCACCGTGTCGATCGCGGCCACGAACCTCACAGCGACATCGCCTCCCACATGTCGGGGCTGCCGTCGGGACCGACCAGGTACTGGCTGCCCCCGCCGTAGCGCTCGTCGACGATGGTGACCCCGCCAGAGCTGACCGTGGAGAACGCGTCCGGCTCGGTGTGGAACTGGGCGTCGGCCTTGCGCGGGGCGGCGCTCTTGGGCACCGTGCCGTCGTGCCGGCTGGGCGCGGGCAGCTTCTTCAGCGCCCGGTGTGCCAGGGCCATCGCGGCGAAGTCGTCGGGCAGGTGGGAGTTCCACTTGCCCGGGGCGTAGACGTCGGCCACGGTGATCGCCCGGTGCGCGCGGTACATCGGGTCGGCGGTCACCGAGGGGTGCGCGGGGTTGGCCGGGATCCGCGGCATCCGGTAGGCGCCGTGCTCAAAGTCGGTGATGTAGTCCAGCAGCATCTGGGTGCGGGCCCGGCCCACCATGACGAACTTGCTGGTGGTGTCGGAGTAGTCCACGTAGTCGTTGACCACGTTGCCCACCCCGGTGCCGTCGTGCTCGGCGACCGCCTGATAGTCCTGGGTGACCTCGTTGAACCGGCCGATCATGTAGTCCCACGGGCGGCGGTTGATCCGGATCAGCTTGACCAGCCGGTAGGGCTGCACGTCGTAGCGGACCACCGCGATGACGGTCTTGTCCTGCTCCTTGGCCCAGTCCGCGCCGACCGCGTACAGCCCGGCGGCGACCGGGTTCTCCCAGACGTACTCGTCGTGGTCGCCGTTGCCCTTGTGCACCTCGGAGAGGGTGGGCGGGTAGTCCACGAAGTACTCGGCCACCTTGTCCAGGTCCAGCGCGCGGCTGCCGGCGGCGGGCTCGTTCAGGTCGTACTCGGTGTGCCACATCTGGGCGCTGACCGTCTTGCGCTTGTTGTCGATGAAGCGCTGGGACATCCACCCGTGCGGCTGCAGCAGCTCGCGCCAGCACCAGGTGAACACCGGCAGGCCGCGCTCGCGGGAGGACTCGATGACCTTGGTGAAGGTGCCCTCGGGGTTCTGCCAGGTCGAGCTGGCGACGATGTACTCCTCGATCACCTGACCGTGGGCGTTCATCTGCTCCATCGCCTGGCCGAGGCTGGCGTTGTAGATCTCCCACTCCATCTCGTCCACCTCGTCTAGCAGCTGCAGCGGCGGGTGCGGGCCGCGGACGGTGGTCTGGGAGGCAGGCAGCGGCTTGATCGCCTTGCCGGTGCTCATCTGGATCAAGGTGGCCTGGTCCTTGGCCACGGCATACATCGGCGCGTTCTTGGCGGCCATCAGCTTGCGCATGTGCTCGCGCACGTTCAGCGACTGGGTCATCGAGCCGCCCAGGATGGTCACGTCGATGTCGCGCACGAAGGCCTTGACCAGCCCGAGCACGGCCAGCGCCAGCGACTTGCCCGAGCCGCGGCTGGCGTACCAGACGGCGAAGTTGGGCTCGCGGCCGAAGAAGGCGTGCGCCACCGCCTCGAACGGGCTGACGTGGTCGGGGCAGACGCTGACCCGCGGCAGCTTGATGCCGAACATCGCGTAGATCAGCCACCACAGCTCATCGTCGGTACGCGGTTCGCGCGGCAGGGTCAGCACGGGCTCATCGTACGGTTGGCCGATCTGGCTAGGATGCGCCGAAGCGCCAGGGATCAGGCGGAGCCGAGGTTGACCCCGGTGAAGACGCAGGCGTCGCCTGCTGCGGCGTTGATCGTGCGCAGGTTGTTGGTGGTGCTGCGCCCCAGCAGCCGCAGCCGCACCGTGCCATCTGCTCCGAGGTCCTCGTCCTTGACCACGTAGAAGAGCGCCCCGGAGATCGGGGAGAAGCTGGTGTCGCTGTTGGGCGTCTGCCAGCCCACCGCGCCCTCGCCGGCGGCGCCCGATCCCGAGCAGTAGCTGACCACCTGCTGGCCGACCACGGTGCCTACCTCCAGGTGCAGCCAGCCCACCCCGGACTCGGCCCGGGCGTTGAGGCTGACCATCAGCAGGTCGCCGACCGCGGCCTGCAGCACCAGGTCCAGCCCGTCCGCCGGGTCCAGCCTGGTCCAGCCGGTGTCGCCGGGCTTGGGCCGGGCGGTGGTGACCGCCTTCAGGTCGCTGCCGCGCATGCCGCCCAAGGAGCCGGTCATGGCGTGCGACTCGCGCCGGGAGAGGCCGGCCTTGATCAAGCTGTTGACTACCTCGGACATGCTCGCTCCTCGCGCTATGCTTCCGGCTGCCCCGGTGGTGGCGACAAGAGGGCAGGGTCCTCTGGGAAGTGATGCACCCTAGCTTTCACCGGGGCGCCAGATGTGCGGTGAGGCCCCCGGGCCCGCCAGCGGAGGGCTAACCCGAACCCAGGGGCCTCGAGAACGAAGGCTACCCGCGGCAGTGCCCCAGCGGGCAGCACCAGCACCGCAAGCCGTGGGCGCGTCGGCAGCTCGGCCCGCTCAGCGGCTCGGCTTGGGCGCGTAGGTGGTCAGCCCGGCCGGCAGCGCTCGTGGCACTAGCGCCTCGAACTCCGACTCGTCCCAGCGCAGCATCCCCTCGTCGTCCAGGAACCACCACGAGCGCTGGTCGGCCCAGCGCATGTGCGCGCTGACCTCGCGCGGGTCCTGGTGCCCCTGCAGCCACAGCCCCTCCTCCATCGCCCAGGCTGGGTGGGACTCCACCCAGCCGTGACAGCCCGTGGTCCCCGACCCGCAGGCGGCCAGCAGGTTGGACGGCGCCCAGCTGCCGCCGTGGCTGCGCTTGAGCCGGTGGTGCACGCTGTGCTGCGGGCCCAAGCAGACGTTGGGCACCGCGAGCTCGCAGCGCCCGCCCGAGCGCTGGCCCACGATCACCCGGGCCCGCTGCTCGGTGACGAAGGCGGCGCGCTCAGCGGTGCCAGTAGGTGCCACGACGCTCCCAGGCGGCAAGCACCACGCCGGCCACGATCAGCAGCACGCTGATCACCAGCCCCAGGGTGAGCACCTTCACCAGCCCCAGGATGCCGAGCAGGATCAGGGCTACAGCAGCAAGCAGGATCATGGTCATCTCTTCCTGGTCAGCACGGCGGCTCACTCGAGCGCCGTGGTCGGTTACAGCCCCAGCGCCCGCAGCGTGGCCGGGCCGACGATGCCGTCCTGCACCAGGCGCGAGCGCTTCTGGAACTGCAGCACCACCGAGCGGGTGGCCGGGCCGAAGTCACCGTCGACGACGAGCCGGGAGTAGAGCGGGTAGTAGGTGTTCAGCCGGGTCTGCAGGGCGCGCACCTGCGAGCCGGTGCTGCCCAGCTGCATGGTGGCGCGGATCGGGACCGGGTCGGTGTGGGTGACCGGCGGCAGGATCCGGGTGGCGTCCAGGAAGCCGTACATCTTCACCGTGCGCACGACCATGCCGGGCTTGGGCGACTCGATCACGATGCCGTTGCCGGCGTACATGAAGATGTGCCCGACGAAGGGGCGGATCAGGTCGCCGGGCAGCAGGTTGGACTGCTGGACCGGGGTACCGATCTGGATCATGTGGGCGGAGTCGGTGCGCACCCAGCGGTGGCCCGCGGCGCGGTAGGCCCAGTAGCACAGCCCGGAGCAGTCGAAGGTGGAGGGCCCGGCAGCGCCGAAGACGTACTGGTCGCCCAGCCGGGTCTTGGCCTGGGCCAGCGCGGCCAGCGCGACCGGGTTGGCGGTCACCGTGGTCATCAGAGCTCGTCCTGCTCGTCGTCGGGCTTGCCATCGCGCTCGGGGATCTGGCCCTCTGGCTGGTCGTTGGCCGGGTTGTAATCGGGGTCCTGCTGGTAGGGACCCGGGTCGCTGGTGTCGATGCTCATGGCCCGCATCGTAGCCGCCCTTGACCCGCTTGGGCATGAGGTAGTACTATTACCACCCGAACCCCCTGGGTGAAGTGTGTGCGGCCGGACCCGCAGATGCCTCGCCCAGGGGGTTCTTTGCTGTGCCCACAACCCGAACAGGAGACGCCGATGAGCAAGTACGACTACGAGGCGAGCAAGAAGATCGTCGAGGCCGACCCGCCCTTCTACGCCATCATCATGGCCGCCATGCGCAGGGCCGATACGGACAATGCCGTGAAGCTGCGCAACGCCTTCCCGGAGGTGTGGGTCGAGCAGCGGCTGCGCTACAACGCCCCGGGTGGCTACCTGGCGGGCGACCCCGGCTACGAGCAGGACAGACCATGAAGGTCACCTCGATCGACGTCTCGCTGGTGCCGCTGTTCAGCCGGGCGCACGACCAGCTGGTGGGCTGGCTGAGCGAGGTCGGCATCGACCCGATGTGGGTCACCTTGGACAAGCCGATCCAGATCGTCGAGGACAAGATGATCTGCTTCGTCGAGATCCACCACGACCAGCACGGCACCGTGATCAGTGGCGCCACCGGCGCCCCGGTCAAGCACCGGGTGGCCCTGGCCGTGGACCACCTGCCCACCCTGCCGCCGCTGGTGGCCCAGCTGTGCACCGAGGAGGAGGTCGAGCAGGTCTGGCCGCTGGAGGCCGGTCAGGAGAGCCCAACCACGAAGAGGAAGAGAGGACGCAGATGAGTAGTACCAAGGACGACCAGGCGGCCGAGATAGCCCGGCTGACCCGACAGGTGGAGCGCGTCGAGGCGCTGGCGGACGAGTGGAGCGCCAGTGGAGTTCGGCGTTACTGGCATCAAGACCCGGTAGTGCGTGAGTGCTGGGATACCGCCCACAGGGAACTGCGCGCCGCGCTGTCCGGCACCACCAGCGAGGAGTTGCCGCACGGCCTGTGCGGGAACCGCGAGCAGCACGAGCCACACGCCCACCACAGCCCGGGCCTCGGACCCTTCTGGTGCGACGCCAACGAGGGAGAGCGCCTGCCCTACGCAGCCGAGCAGCGCAGGACCGCCCGCGAGAACCACACCACCACCACCAACGAGGAGAAGCACTGATGCCCACCAACATGAACCGCGTCTGCCCCGAGTGTGAGCAGGGCAAGCACGGCAACTGCGACGGCGACGCCTGGGACTTCCAGCGCGACGAACGAAGCGGGTGCGCCTGCGCCGAGCACAAGCACGACCCGGCCGAGTCCGGCGAGGTGAGCGCGGCCGAGCTGGAGGAGTACTGGAGGGACCTGGCCGCGCAGGTGCAGACCGGGCTGCTGCCCAAGCTGGAGGGGTCGGCGGCGACCATCTCCTTGGTCCCCAAGGACGGCCAGTCCGACGTGAAGTTCGCCGTCGAGCTCGGCTTCTCGATCATGCTGAACAAGCCGATCATCGCCCTGGCCACCGATGGCAACGACGTGCCGCCGGGGCTGGCCCGGGTGGCCGACGAGGTGGTGGTGGCCGACCTGGCTGCCGACCCCGAAGGCGCCCAGAAGCTGCTCATGGAGGCGGTCGAGCGGGTGCTCAATGCGCGCGAGGGGCAGGGCTGATGGCCGGCTCCTGGGACCACATGGTCGATGACGCCGGCCAGTTCACCGGCACCACGGCACTGGAGAACCTCGGCGACTGCTACGAGGCGCTTGAGCAGTGCTACGGGATGGTCTGGTACCTGGTCTCGCGGATGACCGACGACGACCGGCTGGGCTCCTTCGCGCTGATCGAGGCTGCCCGCGCCCACTCCCGCGACGGGATCGCCCGCAGCCCCGGGCTGGCCGAGCGGCGCTACTTCGGGCAGGAGGGGTAGCGATGGCGATCGAGATCCCGATGCTCCCCGAGATCCAGGCCCGCTACGACTGGCTCTGGACGGCGGTGGCCCGCTTCGGCAGCCCGAGCGTGCACCCGGTGGGCTACTCCTGGACCACCCACCCGCAGGCGCTGTGCCGGGTGCAGACCTGGGACTGGCACGGTGAGGACGGGCTCAGCCACGGGTTGCGCTTCGAGGACTACGGCGGGCGGGTGCGCACCGTCATCTGGCGCACCGGCTCGCGGCTGTTCCCGCGGGACGACTCGCTGGTCCGGCTGGAGCTGGAGAGCGCGACCATCCCCGACAGCGAGCGGATCCGCAAGCTGTTCGAGGTGGTCTGGGGCCCGGCCGGCGCCCCGCTGCACTGCACCGACTGTCACACCGGGTCCTGCTGGCATACCGGCGGCTGCCCAGAATGCGCCGGGCCGGAGGAGGGCTGATGGAGCGACCGGTGGTGGTGTATCCGCCAGACCCAGGCTTCGTCGACCCGGCCTACGCCGATGTAGCCGGCTGGCTACGCGAGGCGCTGAAGGACCCGGACCGACACGACGTGGTGGTCAACCTGCCCGAGGCAGGAGAGCTCGCCGCGCCCTGGGAAAGCCTCTGGCCGATGAGCCGGGCCACCAAGCTCGTGCTGTTGCACAAGCAGGTGGCCATAGGGCTGGCGCCCTACGTCGGGCAGCCGTTCCTCTACGTCTGGTCGGTCTGGATGGGCAAGGACGGACCGGCACTGGCCGGGCCGGCCGTGATCAATCACGTCCCACCCCGGGCGCCCCGCCGGTGAGCCGCTACACCCGCACCGGCTGGCGCAAGGTGCCGTTGCCCGCGGCGCTGTACCCGGTGATGCCCACCGCCAGCAACTACCAGAAGGAGGTCGCCGATGGGCACCTGAACCTGATCATCGACGTCGAGGACGGGCTGTTCCACCTGTCCATCAGCCACCGGGTCGACGGCCCGGACGGCAAGACCCGGCCCGGGCGCTACCCGAGCTGGGATGAGATCTACGAGGCGAGGTATGAGTTCTGCCCGCCCAAGGCAACCATGGCAATGTACCTGCCGACCAAGGAGGAGTACGTGAACATCCACCCCACCACCTTCCACCTGTGGGAGGTCTCCCAGTGAACGGGCCCGAGCACTACCAGGCAGCCGAGCAGCTGCTGGCGCGCGCCGGGGACATGTACGACCACTACGGCAAGGAGTGGTTCGGCGTGGTCGGTCTGGCCCAGGTGCACGCCAGCCTGGCCCAGACCGCGGCCATCGCCACCATGTCTGGACCCCAGTCCGCGTGGGGCGACAAGGCCAGGTGGAACCCGGTGCTTCGACCGAGCAAGCCCGAGGAGTGAGGCACCTGCACCCGGTCCACGACCACGAGCCGGTGCGGGTCATCGACAAGCTCGGCCCGATGCTCGCGGACGGCTTCGGCGGGGTCAGCGCCCCGGTGCTGGAGTCGCACTACGAGTGCAGGACCTGCAAGCAGCACCTACCCAAGGAGGAGAGCATTGAGCAAGGACTTCCCCGGCCGGAGCAAGGCTAGGCACGGCACGGACGCCGGCTTCCAGGCACACAAGCGCTACGGCTCGGTCGTGTGCGCGGACTGCCGGGAGGCGCACAACAAGGCGTGCCGCGAGCTCATGCGCAAGATCTACGACCCGGCCAAGCGCCGGGCCCGCTACCTGGCCAGCAAGCAGGCGGCGGCTCGTGGCTGAGCACCGCCGGATCACCCCCGAGAACGTGGCGCTGTGGGCCGAGCTGGCCCACGGGCTGGCCAAGGCAGTGGCTCACGTGGCCAGCGGAGCCGAGGCGCTCACCCACCAGATCAAGACGCTGACCGCCGGGCTCGAGGAACACACCACCCACCACCCCCATCCCAAGTCGATCGAAGGAGAGCAGGAATGAGCACCAAGCACACGCACACCCAGCACGCGAGCACCAAGGGCGCGAGCACCAAGACCGAGGAGAGCGCCGTCGTCCTGCTGGCCGACGCGCTGGATGAGCTGATCGCGAACTGGAAGGAGCGTGGCGGCCTCTGGGCCGAGGCGGCCGAGGAGCTCTACCAGGCGGCGCACCCGAAGAACGTCCAAGGCATGCGCTGGCACGTCTTCGCCGGCACCGGCGACACCGGCATGATCTGGCAGGCAGTGGCCGTGGGGCCGACCACGCTGGGCGCCGACAGCCTGGTGGCCGGGACCGAGTACTCCGGGCTGGCCGATGAGGGCGCCGACCCGGACAGCTTCCGGGTGCGCGACCTGCGCGCCCCGCACCTGGTCGAGGGCCGGATGCCCTGGGTGGCCTCCTTCGACCACGAGCCGACCCATGAGGACCTGGACGGGCTGGAGCCGGCCAAGCGGGAGGGCAGGCGGGCCCTTCGCCTCACGCAGGTGGACGGCGAGGTGACCGGCATCGAGATGCTGGTCGGCGGTGAGGGAGGCGAGGTCCAGCGCTTCGACATCCACTCAGATGAGATGGGCCAGTTCGCCACCGACCTGCTGGGGCGCGCCAGCGGCAAGTTCAACGAGAGCCACGAGGAAGGTGAGCGGTGAGCCAGCACGTAGAGCGCGAGAGCGCGCCCAAGCAGACCCAGAGCCCCTACAGCGTGCTGCTGGAGTACGACCGGGAGCACTGGACGGCCCGGCTCAACCATCCCGAGGACGGCCCGGCCGAGCACCCGATGGGGTTGGGCATAGACCCGCTGGAGGCGGTGACCGACCTGGCCTTCGCGCTGGCCGAGCACCACGACGGTGACGCGGGGCGGCTGCGGCACGAGGCGCACTGGCTGCGTGCCAAGGTCGATGAGCTGCAGCTGGAGCTGGCCCAGGTGGTCGCCGCGGCCGGCGGCGAGGTCACCTTCTTCCCGGCGCCGCGCGGCATGCGCGGGTTCCACCAGATCGCCGTGGAGGAGCTGTACCGGATCCATCGACAGGTCGACACCAAGCAGGGCAGCATGACGATCACGGTCAGCGCCCTGACCGACCGGCCCGACCAGTGAGGTTCCACTGTGCTGCACGCGCTCACCCCGCTAGGCCACGGCATCATCGCTGCGGCGATGTTCTTGGTCTACTTCGGGCTGGCCTGGCTGCTCATCCTGTGGGTGGAGCAGCGGACCAAGCAGCCCGCCCACCGGGACACCGGCCGCTGCCAGATCACCGGCTGCGTGGGACCGGGGCAGACCCGGCTCTACCTGGACGGGCGCTGGCGTTGGGTGTGCCGGACCTGCCACGAGGAGGTGCTGGGCGTGCTGGCCGAGGTCAACGGCCTGTTCGGGCGGCCGCTGCAGCTACGTCGCAGGAGCCGTCATGCAGGTAGGTGAGAACGTGCTGTCCTGCCCGGCCTGCTGGTCCTGGCAGCTGCACTACACCTCGCAGGTGGCGCTGCAGTGGCGCTCGCTGGAGGCCTTCGAGGAGATGCTCGAGCAGGTGGTGCGTGAGCACGTAGCCCGCGAGTGCCCGGCACCCCAGCTGGTGCTGGCGCTGGCGAGGAACCGCCGCTTGCTATAAGATATACCCAAGAGCCCCCGACAGGACTCTGCTCGAAAGCTGCTCCAGCAGCCGTAGGTCAGTTCCCCCCTCCTGTCGGGGGCTCTTGCATGTCCCCACCCACCATCAAGGAGAAGCGATGTACGCAGACCAGAAGTACCTGAGCGACTACGACCTGCTGCGCAACGCGCTGGCAGCGCTGAACGACATCGACCTGCGCCGCTATCGCGGCATCAGCAAGCAGGAGACCAAGCACTACATGATCGAGGCCAGGGTGGCCGTGGCCGGTGCCATCGCCGAGCTGTCGGCGATCCCGGAGATGAACCTGACCGAGCAGCAGGCGGAGAAGGTCCTAGACCCTGCCGGTGCGCTGTGAGCGGACGTATCCGTAGCCGGCGTATCTGCTGGCCCAACCCCGATGCCACCTGCCTGGAGGGTGGCTGCGGGTACTGCAACAGCCGTCCCTTCCGGGAGCTGTCGACCATCCGCCGGTACGCCCAGCAGGCCGGGGTGCTACCCAACCGGGGCCAGGGCAGCAAGGGGGCGATGCAGGCCTACCAGGACGGGCTGGCCCACAACTTCTTCAACGCCGAGTGCCGATCCTGAAAGGAGCACGACGATGAGCATGAGCACGCAAGGAGGCAGCACGATGTACGAGCCGGTGAACTACGTGGACTACCCCTGGATCCAAGCCTGGGGACGTCTGCTGGGCTTCGGCGCTACCTGGATCAACGAGACCATCGAGGCAGCCCGGCAGGCCCAGGCCCCACCTGCTGCCATCTACCCGATCATCCGGGACACCACTCGCTGGGTGACCCTGGAGCAGGTGGTTGACCCCGCTACCCGTAGCTGGCTGATCGAGTACGCCGCTGACCAGCACCTATTCCTGCCGACCAAGATCCTGGCGCACTGGGCTGACCCAGGCTTCGTACCCTCAATGCGGGTCTATGACCATGTGGACGATGCCCCTGCCT